ATCTTTTCATCATTAAATAAATCTATCTTTTGCCCTTTTATGTATAGTTGTACTTCCATTTAAACTACGTTATTGATTGTTTTAAACGAATAAGTAAAGTTCATTGTGTATTGTATTAACTTGTTATCTAATTTAGTCTTATAACTAAACGATTTACTATCTATGTTAACGGGTAAAATTACACCATCTTCTTCTAAATATATTTGTTCACTTAACATTAATTCTTTGAATAGTAAATTGTATTCCTCTGGTAAGAAATCCGTGTTACATATAACCTTTTCCGTTCCGTTTGTTAAGTAACTTCTTTTATTATGTTGGTTTAGCGAGTAACTTCCAAAATCAGAAATAAAAGGCGAGTAATCCGAACTTTCAACCTCTAAACTTTTCTTACTTAATTTATTGAATGGTATCTTTTGCCAGAATCCAAACTTGTTTTTAAATATGCAGTTTATTAAGTTGTTTCTGCACTCGGTTACTTTTGTAAAACTATGTGTAATTGTTTCACTATCGTAAACAAAAACAGCGTCAAATGAATTATTAAAACCAGCGTATTGATTAACATCTACATAACCAATATATTGATTGTTAAAGTTTTCATCTAATGTAAAAGGAACAACAGTTCCATTAATTGTAATACTCACTAAATCCTTTGCAATAAAATACAAAGGATATTTAGAATTGTTATAAATAATATGATTATTTATTGAACTTAAAACCTTTTTATTTAAATTTGGGTTTGATAATTCTTGGTGGTAACCGAAACCATCTAACGCAATCAAATTTTGATTAATATTATAAAGCAAAACACCATCTAAATAAATTCCAGCATCGATATAAACCCAAACAGTATCTAATTGATTAGTTGTTTGAACTCCTAAAGAAATAGTTTGATTAAATTCATTTTGTACAAAGTCATTTACCAACTTATGCACATCAATTGAAATTGTAGGCTGCCCGGCTTGAATCACAAACTTACTTGTCTGAAAAGTTGGTAGTAATGGTTTGTCTGTTGTTTTTTCGCCACGATAAACGTAAACATCCATTATCATACTATCATATAAAACTGTTGGACTTGCTTTGAAGAAATAAGGCGAGCGTGAAAGTATTACAGAATCTTCATAAGTTACTGTTGTTGGTTCTACAGGAAAAGTAAAGTCTTCTCTAAATAAGCTCCATAAATCCGCATCAATAAAAGGTCCTCCAGCATCAAAATAATCTACTGTTGCATTGTTGCCTAAAAGGTATTCAATTGTGTTTGATATTAAAGTAGAAGTAAATGGGACACCAGCATCGGTAAATTTAAAATCAAAATATTCTTTTAAATCTTGTATAAATTCCGCTGTTGTTGGATGGTTATACTTTACTAAATTACTTGCAAAATTAGACGCACCCGTTGTGAAGTTTACATTTGTATTTAAGTAACTCCCTAAAGTATTTCCAAAGTCTAAACCTACAAATATTGTACTTCCATCTGCTGGAGGTGAAGTTACAGACTTTGCTGTTATAATTATTTTTTGTGCCATTACTTAAATTTTTGTTTTAAAAAATATTCTACATCTAAACCGTATGCCTGGACTACATCATCTGGCAATCTTTGAAAACCTTGCTCGATTGGTTTAGTAAAAAACTTACTCGGTTTTATTCCATTTAAAAATACACTTCTTGCAATTGCGAACTTTAAACTTTCACGACTTATAAACTTACCTTTTGAACGTGGTGCAATTCCTTTTTTTACTATCCATTTATCAAACGCCCTTGTTGGTGGCATTTTATCTTTGTAACTAAAAGGCGTGTTAAATTTTCTTATCTTACCACTTACACCTTGGTCTTGAAACTTACCGTAATCCTCCATTTTAAAATCCAATGAAAGACTATTTTTACTAACGTTTAAATCATACCCTATACTATCATATAACTTTTTAGATGAATTTTTGCCTCCTTTCGTTAAGTTAGTTCTTGACTGCTTTACTACGTAATTTGAAAAGTCTTTTAGAGTAGCAAGGGTATTTGATTTATCTAACTGCATATTTCTATATTGTTATTAGGTATTGAAAGTTGAACTTCAAATTCCCACCCGTCCAATATGTTACTAAAATCGTATTGTATCGGTGTCGGATTGCTATTTGCGAATAACTCAATATCATCATCGTTTTGTTGTAATCTTAATTTAGTTAAAAATCTATTAGCAATTGCAAAACAAGTATTTAAATTATCTAATTCATTATCATTTTTTAAAAACTTATCTGTTAAAGGTTTCTTTGAAATATTACGAATATCCAAAACCCAAATAGTAAAGTTGAATACAATCATTCCCTCAACTACTTGTGAACCCGTAACGCTAAAATGCGTCAATGGGAATATGTTTTTCTTATCAATATCAATATCGTTAATTACTCCGTGCGTAATTGTATGAACGAAATTATCATTTTCAAAATGACTCTTTAAAAATTCGACTACTTTATAAAAACTATTCATAAGATTTGTTTTGTTTTGTTTCTTCTTTTGCTAATGCTATCTTAAAATCTAAAAATGTAAGGAATGTATAAATGTCGAGTGCTGTTGCTCTTTCAAGTTCAAAAGCGTTTCCTCCAGCAACTGTATAAATTGATTGATACCAACCCCATTGTTGACTAAAACCTCCTCCAAAATCCTCGTTTCCTCCGTCTGCAACACTAAACAAGTCTGGATAGTTTTCAACAACTCGCTCAACAAATTGCAAAAAAAAACCTTTGCACCAAAATATGCGCTAACAGGTGCAAACTCCATAATGTCAGAATATTTATCTTTATCTTCAAAAGGTTCTATTCTGTATAAGTCCTTATATTTTTCTTTTATTGGTCTATACATTACACTCATTTGTTGCGCATAACTATCTTTTTGTTTAAATAGTTCGTCAAGTTCTATGTATTCGCCAGCTGTAATCTTTTCTAAATTAGGAATAAAACCAAACTCAATCCCATTCATTGTAAACCTTTCAATGTGTGTAGGCTCTTGTTTAATTACTTCCGTTAAATGGTTGCTTATTTCTGTGAACTCTTTAATAGATAAATTCTTTTTAATATCTTCTACAGATACATCGCAAAAAATACTTATCATTGCGAGTCTTAAATACGCATCATCATTACTTTGCTCTGTGCATTTCACAAAGTCAAAGAATTGTCGAATAGTAATTTCGTTTAAATTTTCTGGTATATTAATCTTCATATTTATATAACGTAATTAATTGATATTGTATTTGCCCTTTGATGGATTTGCTAATTGATAATAGACTGCGTATCTAATCGCATCTAATGCGTGATTGTAATCATCAATAGGTGTATTGCTTTTCTTTTCTAACCAACAATAATTGTTTAATTCTTTTATTATGTTTGTACTCTCTGGACTTATTACAAGTTCGTAATCTTGAAGTAATGCAATCCCCGCACTAATTGATCCAGCACCTTTAATAGCTTCGACAATATTTAAACCCTTGCTTTTTATTTCGTGTATCAATCTCGGTTCTGCATTATCACCAATTATTAAATTCGTTCCGCAATACCTTTTGTTTTCGTTTATTATTTCGCTGGTTGTAAGTTTAGGTTTATACAAACATTCTTTAATATAAATCTTTTTATTTACTTTATCGATTGATGTTTGTACTAATGTTGTTGGGTCAATACTAAATCCGTAATCTTGACCGTAAACAGATTTACTTACTTCTTTAAAGTCGCCTATGCTCCAATTAGTAAATACAACCCCCTCGGCTTTATCTAACCACCCACCAAGTATAACGTGTTTGTATTTCTTTTCGTTGGTTAATTTAATACGCTCCACTTCTTCAATAAATGAAGTGTCTAAATTTTCGTAGTTATCCAGGTATGTAGTGTGAATGTAAGTAGTATCTTTATGTATTCCATTAAAACCACTTTCAATGCCTCTATCTTCAAAGAAACGTTTGTAAATCCAATGCTCTTTTGTAGCTGGATTTAGAATAAGTATTACTCTATTCTGTTTGCCCTTTTGTCGAATGGATAAATTTATCTTATCGAAAATTGTTTCATCTTTTAACTCTTCTGCTTCATCTAGTATCCAAGTTGTAACACCTTGTAAAGATTTAAGGTTTGCGGTTTGGTCGCCCGAACTTGTTTTGATACCCCTAAAGATAATTTTACTATTTGACTTCTTATTTACTATCTCGGTTTTGTTTACTTCAAAAAAGTTATTCAACTCCATTAAATCTATCTTTTCTTGAAACTCTGGTATAATCGACAAATGAGCCGATGTCATAGTTTGCCTTGTTAAAAGGATTGTATGATATGGCTCAAATGATAATAAGTTTGCGAATGTTACAATTCCAAAAGACTTGGAACTACCTCGACCGCCCGTAACTATGAAAAACCTTGTGTCGTTTTCAAATAGAGTACTATATTTTTTATTTAGTGTTATCATAAAAAGGACTCGGACAAAACATTATATTGTTAATAGGTAACAATTCAGTAATATAAACTTTATAACCTTTGTATTTTTTTTTAGTATAATTAATATCTTTAGAAATACAAAATACAAACTCTGAATAATCTGCATTGTCTTTTTTAGCCATTTCAATTAATGAATCAAATGATTGCATATTATTTAAATTTAATTATATCTTTTAAATCAAAGTTATTGATATTAACATTTTGGTCAACTGTTTCTTTTGGCTTACCGAATATATGTTCAGCGATAAATAACTGACCTCTTTGGCTTTCTAACAAAGTATCTTTTACAAATGCTATCTTTGCTTCTTCATCCGTTTCTTTATTGTGTAATTGCTTTAATGCAGTTAAAAAGATATTGTTTACCTTTTCCTCATCTGCTTTGGGTGGTCGCCCTTTTCCTAATTTATTTCCTTTTTCAAATCCCATAGTTAAAAGTAATGTTTAAACATTCTAAATAGTGTTACTCATTTTTACACTCCCAACGATAATTATGCGTGTCATCAATAGGTGTAAATCCTGTCCATATAAAACCGTTCATTTGTAGTGTTCCGCTTTCTTTGATTGAGCAGTCTACAACTTCCCATTCCCCTCTATGCGTATAAACAAATTGAATGCCATAGTTAACTGTTTGTTGAGTGTAGTACATTTTTCTACAGTCACACCCTTGTGGTTCTTGTTGTACTTCTTCCGGTTCACAACTTGCAGCGAATGAAAATAACGCAACGATAAGTAATAATAATTTAGTTTTCATAATTGTAAAGTTTAGTTAATTGATTTATAATTGAGTTGTAAACGCCTCCGCAAGTATTACAAGGTTCAATCTTAATATTAAAGTGTTTAGCGTATAGACTTAATATTAAATTAGCCTCATCGCTTGTTAATGTTTTTTGGTCTTTACGCTCTAAAATGGTTTTAAATTGCTCTTTGCTTTCTTCTTCCATCTTTGTAACCTTTTTAAAAGGGAACATTGTTGAAAGATTTAAAACATCTTTTCTCCTTGAACACCCGTCGCATTCTTCAATTCCAAGTGTTTCTGTAATTTTTGAGATAACGTCTCCAGCTCCTCGTATTTTTTTGTTTCTTGCCATACTAATATTTTTAATTTGT